CACAGGATATATGCCTAAAGGAGCATATGCACAAGGTTCACGCTTGTTAAAAGATGTACGAATCCAGAATTACATCGAAGCAATAAGGGAAAGATTGGATGATGCAAAGATTGCCGACATTCAAGAAGTAATGGAATATCTCACAGCAGTAATGCGTGGTGAAAAGAAAGACCAATTTGATTTAGAAGCAGCATTGAGTGAAAGAACAAAAGCAGCAAGTGAGCTGGCTAAGAGGTTAGATGTAAGAGCAAAGAATATCAATGTAGAATGTGCAGTCAATATTATAGACGATATTCCGGATGATGCTGAGATTGAGGATGATTTAGATGAAGAAAGCAATTAAGGGTAGACCACTTTCAAAATGCATTGGAAAAGCATTCTATGGTGTTCATAAAGATATACAAGCCGGAAAGCATACTTATTATGATTTGACCGGCGGGCGTGGTTCCTTGAAATCTTCATGTGTGTCTGTGGAAATCATATATAACATGATGAAGAAGGAAAATAAAAATAAACACGCAGTAATTTATAGAAAAGTAGGAGATACACTTGAAACTTCAGTATTTGCACAAATAGAATGGGCTATTGATATATTAGGCGTTTCCCGTTTATGGAAATTGACTAAATCCCCAATGAGAGCTGAATATCTTCCAACTGGGCAAAAGATTATATTCAAAGGATTGGATAAAGCCGTTAAATCAAAATCAATCAAAGTACCTTTTGGATATATCGGTTATCTTTGGTTTGAGGAGTTTGATGAATTTTCTGGAGAAGAAGAAATCCGTAAAGTACAACAATCTGTCATTCGTGGTGGAAATGACTTCGTTGTATTCAAATCAATGAACCCACCTAAATCAAGACAGAACTGGGCAAATGATTATATAGAGAAAGAGAAATTGAGAAAAGATACACTTGTATCTCAAACAACTTATCTAACATCACCGAAAGAATGGTTAGGACAACAGTTTATAGATGATGCTGAATGGCTTAAAATGGTGAATCCCAAAGCCTATGAATATGAGTATCTTGGCATTCCTATAGGAAACGGTACAGAAGTATTTGATAATCTTGAAATAAGACAAATAACAGATGAAGAAATAGCAAGATTTGATAGATTATACAGAGGTGTTGATTGGGGTTGGTTTCCAGATCCATTTCATTATGGTTGTATGCATTATGATTCTGCAAGGATGATATTGTATATTTTTGAAGAATTTAGAGCTAACAAGATGAAGAACAAAGATACTGCTCAAGTGTTATTAGCCGATTATAATCTAGATAGATACGATGTAGTAACTTGTGATAGTGCGGAACCAAAATCAATCGCAGATTATAGAAGTTATGGAATAAACGCAAGGGGAGCAGACAAAGGTCCTGATAGCGTAAGATATGGAATGAAGTGGTTACAGTCCCTTATCAAGATTGTTATAGACCCAGTCAGATGCCCGGAAACCGCCGAAGAATTTAAGAAGTACGAGTATGAATTGGATAAAGAGGGCAATCCTACTTCGGTGTATCCGGATGCAAATAACCATTCGATAGACATGACAAGATATGCAATGGAACGAGTATGGAAGCGAAAAGGAAAATAATTTGATTTGTAATTTTATTCGTAATGTTGTATTATAAAAAGACAGAGGAGGTGAAATACCTAATGAGTGTTACTCGATTGACAAAAGATCAATTCATTCCTTTTTTGGATATAAATAAAGACAAGACATTTGAAAATTCAAATTGGACAAGAATTGATTATTCAACGATTTTTGAATTAACAGTAAATGAAGTCGAAGAAGATATACATTATATTTGCTTTGAAAATCCAATAACAGTTGTTACCTCTAATAAGCCAGAACTTCCACAGGAGATAGCATTATACGAAGGAAATCCTATGTATGATTTTATGTTTGACCAATTGTATAATCTTCCTATAGGAGAAGATTGTAAAGTTCCTTTTATCTTGGCATTTGGGGGTTCTGAAAAACGTGCTTGGCGTGGTATATGCACAATATCAGGAAAGACATTGAATACAATTGATGGCAGAATATCATTTAGCATGAAAATTGGAGGGGAAATAACCAAAGGATTTTATAAGATTACTGATGGAAAAGTAGTTTTTAGCACACAGAGCACACCGGAGCCTACTCAGTCCTGTGGAACAATAGCTGAAATATCGGTCGGTGAAGATGATACAAATTTGCCTTATAACACAATAAGAGAAATTGGAATATCCCCAATTTCTGTATTATACTATATGAATAATAAGGTAAATGCGTCAGGAAATGTTATAGATTTAATTAAAATAAAATGTTTGAAGAACAAAGAAACTTTGAAAACTTACAAGAGTGTAGATTGGAGTTGATTATATGAAAGAAATAAATGTTGACCTTGGAAAATTAAAAACACACACAGAACAATTGACCCTGATAAAAAATGATCCAGAAGGACAAAAGGATGTATGGTTAGAAATTTTTGGATTATCCGCAGAAGATGGATTTACAGTTGAAATTGGAATCTATAAAGATGCTTCCAGACAATTTCATTATTGGGAAATTTGTCATAAAGGAAGAGTTTTCATACATTTAATACCTTGGCAACGCACTGATGATTATGTGTTGTCTGAGATGCGAGTTTATATCGGCTCAAATATGGTTGATTGGTACGGTGATAATAAGGTTTTTGACTTGCAAATATTTATTTTCGATAATAATTTACTTGTTGCATATGTTCACGGATCGACAATGTCAGTTGGATTTAATAACGGCATGGTTATTATTCCTCCAAACGATGCAGCATTAGAATTTGGACAAATACGTTATGATATGTATTCCGCTGGAATTGCGTCAGGAAATGAAATCGGTGTTTTGGGTGCTTTAAATTTTCACGGAGGTATAGATACAGTAAGTACGGCACTTAAAGAAACATTATATGAATATTTTCAAGATGCGGTAATTGCTTCTCCTAATACACCGGCAAGAAAAACTAGGGACAATGGAACTCTTGTATTGAGAGATTTTTCATTGTGCGGTTCTGATTTTGTGCCGCACGTAGTAGAAAATATGTGGATGATATGCTCAATGCCAACAGCATTGTTGACGCAACGGTTTATTAAACTAAATGGTACGAAGCATATGATTATTAGATCAAAAAAAGATAGTGAACAATCGTGGTTTCTACTTGCTAATACCGGTGAGGAGTATACAGGAAGCAATGAAGAAAATAGCTGGTAGATTAACCACGAAAAGAAAACAATAATGACAAAAGTAATAATATAATGATTCGGAAAAAGTGAAAAAGGCAAGGAGGAGGCGAAATAATGAGAGCAAATATATTAGGTACTACTTATAAGATTAAACGAAAAACCTTGAAAAATTCAAATACAGACGGTTGGTGTGACAATACAAGCAAGACTATCGTTATAAGAAAAGACAACTATAACAATGTTGGAAATTTTGAATATCTAATGAAGAAACAGTTAAGGCATGAAATTATACACGCTTACCTTTCGGAAAGCGGTTTGCAATCAAATTTTGAAAGTTGCACACAATGGGGACACAACGAAACGATGGTAGATTGGATAGCAATACAATTTCCAAAAATATACAAAACATACGAAGAATTAAATATTTTGAACTAATTGAAAGGAGATTAAAAAATGGCACAAAGAGTAGTAATACCTGGATTTAGAAAGATTGAAACAAGCGGAGGGGGAGAAGTAACAGGTAATTATAATGACTTGGCAAATAAGCCGTCTATAAACAATGTTCCATTAGTTGGAAATCTAAAAACAGTAGATTTGAAACTGACAGACCCAACATTGACAGAAGAAGGAGTACCAGCAGAAGCAAAGACAGTAGGAGCTAAGTTAGAAGCACAATCTACTTCTTTAACTGAATTATCAGAACAATTAGGAAGTCATACCGTAAAAAGTGATGTACCAGAAAATGCGGTATTCACAGATACGGTATATGATGATACGGAAATAAAAGAAAGCCTTTCAGAACAATCCTCAGAAATTATGGATATTAAAATGCTTGGATGGAGTGTTCCTAAAGAATGCCCTATTCAGAATGAAGTAAATAGTAATCAATTTATACAGAAAGTTGGTAGAGTTGATTTAGGAAGTTTAGACTATGGAGAACAGGTGGCTTATGGTGTTTACACCGATGCTATACAAAATAAAATTAAAGTTCATCTAGATACAGAAACAGCTTCGAATATATATTGTAGAGATTATTTGACAGTATCTTGGAATAAGTTAACTAGCCAAGGCAAAGTAGATACCAACTATATAGCTAGTAGTGGAGACGGAGCAATAGGTTTCAACACGACACGTTCCGCTGAACAATTTAAGGAAGCAATGCAAGGTAAATATCTTTATTATGAACTTGCAACTCCTATTACTACCATGATTGATGGAAATGAAAAAGTGATAAAAATTACAGATGATGTAGCATCTTTGTTGAAAAGAATTGAAGCATTAGAGGCACTCACGACTAAAACAGATACAACTAAAACAGATACAACCACAATCGAGTCTGAATAATATAAGGAGAAATAAAACATGATTAAAAAATTATTGAATTTAATCTATGAAGCCATCGGCAAAATGATTGGCTATAAATCAATTACTGATGCTTTTGAAATTGATGAAACTGGCATATCAGATGAAATGTCAAATGCTTTGGATGTGTGGAAATCCATGTATAAAGATGAAAGTCCTTGGCTCGATGATATTAAAGGCGTGTATTCTTTAGGATTGCCTAAGCAAATATGTCAATCTTTGCAACAACAGACACTTTCTGAGATGGAGTCATCTATCACAGAACCCGGAGTTGAAGATGCTATAGAACAAGATAAAAATGATGTTATTGACACAAGAGCTAAATTCTTGAATGATATTTACCAAAAAAGGCTTGTTAAAAATCTACCTCAATCTTTCGAAAAAGCGTTGGCTCTTGGTGGAATGATTATAAAGCCATATATGAGTAATGGACAGCTCTATCTTGATTTTAACCAACAAGGAGAATTCTACCCTATAGCTTTTGATGATGATGGAAATATCATTGATGTTGCATTTTTTGACCAATTCACTGCTGGAAAATATGTCTATACAAAAGTAGAAAGACAGACATTCTCTTTTGATAAGAAAATGGTAGTGGTGGAAAACAAAGCATTCAAAGCACAGTTACGCACACCGGATGATGAAGTAGAGCAGGAACTTGGGCAGGAAATACCTTTATCATCAATTGACAGGTGGAACGGAATTAGTGAAGAACCAGTAACGATTGAGAACACGGAAAAGCCATTGTACGGATATTTCAAAGTTCCCCTTGCTAATAATGTTGATATGAAATCCCCACTTGGAATTTCAATTTTTAGTCCTGCGGCAAAATTGATTAGAAAAGCAGACGAACAATTCAGCAGATTAGATTGGGAATACAAAGGCGGACAATTAGCCATTGATGTTGACCCGACAGCAGTAACCTATAGTGAGGGTTATTACGGGACAAAAACTAACTTGGATGACTTACAAGACAGATTATATCGTAGATTAGATACAGGTTCTGACGAAACGTATCATGAATGGGCTCCCTCTTTGCGAGATGCGAATTATATCAACGGACTCAATGTTTATACAAATAAAATCGAAGATATGATAGGATTAGCAAGAGGAACATTGTCCCAAGTAGAATTAGACGCAAGAACAGCTACTGAAATCAAACTTGTTAAGCAAAGAACTTATATCACGGTTTCCGATTTACAGAAAGCTTTAGACCAATGTTTGGTAGATGTCGTATATGCTATGAATGTTTTTACGGAATTGTATAATTTAGCACCGGCAGGGGATTATGACACAAACATAGATTGGAAAGACAGCATTTTGACGGATACAGATACAGAATTGGAGCATAAATTGACACTTCAAACCGCTGGCATTTTAAGTAAAGCTGAAGTTCGTTCATGGTATACTGGGGAATCTGTAGAAGCCGCACAATTAGAAATTGATAAAATGCAAGAACAAGCACAGCAGAACATGATGAACGACCTGTTTAATTCACCAGGAACTAAGGACAATTCTTTAGAATCTAATCCTACAGATAAACAAGACACATTAAATCAGAATAATCAATCTAATAATGAGGAGTGATGTTAAGTGGCTTTATCAAAGGATGAATTAACGAACATTGCTTTTAGAATTGCTGATAGATTCGAAAAAGTCAATCTCTTTTATCTTTCCAAAATGGCAGAACAGATAAAAGAGATTGGTAAATTAGATAAAGACAATATGCACAGGCTAGAGCAAATGGCTAAAATGGGTAATAACATTGAGGAAATAAACTTGTACCTTTCAAAGCAATCCGGATTAGCCTTGCAAGATATTTATAAACTCTATGATAAGAGTGCCGGTGAGATATACAAAGATGTTGCGTATTTATACAAGCATAAAGGAATTACTCAACCTGCTTTTTCTAAAAACACTGCAATTCAAAATTATATTAGTTCTGTCCGAAATTTAACTGCTGGCACATTTGCCAATATGGCAAATACAACTAGCATTGCCAAAGATTATAAAGATGCTATTGATTTAGCGATAGACACAGTAGCAACCGGAATGGACGGATATCAAGATGCTTTAGAAAGGATTATTCTCGATAAAGCAACACAAGGAGCACGAGTTCAATATTCAAGCGGTAGAACACGTAGGTTGGACAGTGCGGCACGAATGAACATTTTAGAAGGTGTTCGTCAAGTAAATTATGGTGTGAGATTAGAAGCAGGAAAACAATATGGAGCGGACGGAGTTGAAATTGATGCTCATGGTTTATGTGCAGAAGATCATTTACCGTATCAAGGAAGGCAATACAGTCTTTCCAAGTACAATTCAATCAATGCAAGATTAAAAAGACATTTTGGAACTTGCAATTGCCAACATGGAATATCTTATATAATTCTTGGTGTATCACCGCCAACATATGATGATAAAGAATTGCAAAGCATAAAAGACTATTCAAATGAAAAAATAAAAGTAGGTGATAAAGAAATAACAAGGTACGAAGCAAGTCAAGTGATGAGAAATCTTGAAACCAAAATGAGATACAAACAAGAACAAATTATAGCATTACAAAAAGCAGGAAAAGACGTAGAAAAACAGAAAAAACAATTAAAGAACTTGAAGCAATCTTATGGATATGCTTCAAAGCAAGCAAATCTTCGTAGGCAATGGAACAGAGCAAAGGTTTCAGGTTATGATTTATAATTATCAACAAGTTATCCACAAAAATTGTGGATAACTTTTGTTTTGCTTATGAGTTATCAACAATTTTAACATTTTGCTTTTGTATAACTTCGATTTATTAACAAGTTATACACAGAATTATCCACAAAAACACTTTACAAATGTTGATAAGTTGTGTATAATAAAAATGTAGATAATCCAAAACCCGGAAAGCGGGTTAAAAACATCATTTTAGATTATAAAGGAGTGCAAAAAACATGAAAAATATCTATGAGATTCTTAAATCTTTCGAACTTACAGTTCCGGAAGACAAAAAGGAAGACTTTGATAAAGCCTTAAATGAAAATTATAAGACTATATCAGAAGTGATTAAAATTCAAAACAAATTGGAAAAGGCTGAGGGTGAGAAAGATACTTATAAAACTAAGTATGACACGGACATCAAGCAGAGAGATGCTGATATTAAAGACCTTCAAGGAAAGCTGAAAGACGCAGGAACAGATACTACGAAGTTAGCTGACTTGCAGAAAGAACTTTCAGAATTGCAGGACACCTACAACACAGAAAAGTCCAATTATGAAAAGCAATTGAGCCATCAGGCTTATGAGTTTGCTATTAAAGAAAAAGTTGCAGAGTTGAAATTTTCTTCTAATTCAGCAAAGAAAGCTTTTATAGCAGATGCGTTGAAAGAGGAAATGAAAATGAAAGATGGACAGTTGCAAGGATTTGATGACTTCCTGGAATCTTATAAGAAAACGGATGCTGATGCATTTCTAAAAGAGGATACAGAAAATTCTGGTGGGGAGGAACCGCCTAAACCGCAGTTTAGTGGAAAATCCTCTGGCACAGAAACACAGCCGAAAGGTGACCCAGAGAAGCCTTCGGTGACATTTTGGTAAAAAGGAGAGATTAAAAAATGGCAAAACCTGAAACAACAAGACTTGATTCTTTGAACGTATTGCTTGACGGTAGCGAATCTGGAAAGATGCTCCTGAAAGAAGCATATGATGGCGTTATTGAAAACGTCCAGAAAGGAACAGTATCATCTAAAATCAAGAACACAGATTTAAGTGGTGATCCAACAGCCGGCACAGTAGAAGCTAAACGATTCGTGAATGCAAGTTCACAACCATACGGAACTGCTCGTACAGCGGCTAAAGGAACAGCAGTAAAAGGAAAGACTGTTACCGTACCTATTAACGTGGACAGAGAGTTTGTAGAGGAGATTGAAGAGAAAGATATCCGCTTGCTTGGTGTAGATGGATTGGTGGCTAAGCGTTCTGCAAATCATGCACAACGAATGGTAGCCGAACTTGATACCGCATTCTTTGCAGAAGGTAAAAATTCCGGAACACAGTTTAAGCCTGCGAAAGCCGTAACGGATATTAAGGATATTGTTGAATCCGCAATTCTGCAGCTTGAGAAGTTGAAGAATAACTACATTGACGGATTAGACCGTTCAATGCTTTCTATCACTTTTGATCCGGATACTTATTCGGCAATGAGAATGTATCTTGATACAGTAGTGAATACTAATGTAGATACAACCTCAGAAGAGTTCAATATGTATCATGGAGTTAAGTGCTACAATTCGAACAGACTGCCTTCCGGAGTTAAGTTTGAGATTATGATGGATGAGTCCATTGCTCAGCCTATCACATCCAAACCATATTCCGCTGAACGTATTCCGTTGAGTGAAGCTGTAGCAGTAGAAATGTTCTTCTACTATGGTACAAAAGCGGTAACACCTGATACCATTTTCTGGTATGACGGAACACACGCAGAAGTCTAATCGGATAAGGAGGATCTATAATGGAGATTAAGATGCCAGATGGTGCAGTTTTAGTCACAGAAAACCCCGAAGTCATTGATTCTTATATCAACATGATGGGCGGGGAAGAAGTGACAAAAAAGCAAACAAAAAAGTCAGCAACTAAGGTTGCCTCCGCCTCAGAAGCTGAGTAAAGAAAGGAGATGCATCTTGTGAGTTATTTAACATTTGAGGAATATCAAGCGTTAGGTGGGAAGTGCACACAAGATGCATTTCTTACTTTGCAGTTTGACACTGAATCTAAAATGGACTATATCACAAGCGGAAGATTAGCTAAGCTGATTGAAGAGCTTGGAACAGTACCAAAAGAGATTCAGATGTTGGAGGTTAAGTTAGTCAATATAGAGAATAATTCTAAGATGGAACGAGATGATAACACGACATCTTATAGTAATGGAATTGAATCTTTCGGTTACGGTGATACATCCGAAAAGAGTTTAGATGCAAGCCTAACTGAAAGATTCAAAGATATTATGATGGAATACTTGTATCCAAAATATCCGGAATTATTCTATCGAGGGAGGTGGGTGAATTGTGCAAGGTACAATAACCCTTCTCAATCGACTTAAAAGAAAAGATTCTATAACCAATACGGATGTTTGGTATAAATCAGTTATAGAGAATTGCGTTTATAAAAAAGACAGAATCTCCAATATAAGTGGAACAGTTGTCTCAATGGGTCAGCAATTCACTATACTCATACCATTCACGGATAAATATCTTCCATATAAAGAGTGGAAAGCATTAGCAGATAAGACAGGTTATTATACTTTGTCCAATCAGGATGTAATTATACTTGATATAGTGGAAGAAGATGTAACTGCGCAGAATATCATACAAGTAAAAAACGATTATGAGCCAAATACTTGTGAGATACGAAGTATTGAACAGGTAGATAAAAAATTGTCCGTCCAATTCGAATTTCGGGTAGGTGGTGTATAGTGAGTGTTAAAGTGGAAATGAACCCTTCAATAAAAATCGTTAATCATATATTAAACGATGATATTGGAAGATTTACTGCAGAAACATGGGCAAATATCTTTAAGAAATATACACCAAACGACACTGGAACATTAAGTCAATCTTATACCACAGAACCTTGGAAAATAACGTATGAACAAGTATATTCACATTATCAATGGGAAGGTATTAGTGATAAAGGAACTCCTTTGAACTATAGTAAGGAAAAGAACTTTCTTGCACAAAGCCATTGGGAAGAAGCAGCATTTAGGGATAAGAAAGATGTAGTTGCAAGAGCAATCACAGAATATATCAAAAGGAAGGGATAATCAAAATGAAAGTGAATATATACGATAAAATTTCACAGTGGTTATTAGATTGTCCTGAAATGGGCGGTTATTCTTACTTCAATGTTATACCTATTGACGCAGGTTCCTCTTCCGTTAATTCCAATTCAAGTAGTATTGTCTTAAATGAATATATGGATGGTTCAAAAGAAGTTAGATTGATGTTTAATATCAATCTAGTAAGAGAATATGATAATGGCGGAACAAGTGATTTGAACTTAGATGCTATCGCAGAATTTGATAAGGTTATTGAATTTATTGAAACAAAAAACAACAACAACGAATACCCGGAGTTGGGGGATAATTATGTTGTGAATGAAATAGGTGCCACATATAAGGCACCTGAAGTGTATGTAACTCAGGATAATCCATCAATCGCAAGATATGAAGGTCAATTTTATATAGAATATTTAGAAAAGAAAAGGAGTGAAATATAATGTCAGAAGCAATGAAAAAATTGACAAGAAATCAGTTTATTCCATTTTTAGACGTGCAAAAAGATTCCACCTTTGCCGCTTCAGTTTGGAAAAGAATTGATTATTCTACGATTTTTGAGCTAACTGTCGGTGAGCAGGAAGAGGATATGGATTATATCTGCTATGAAAATGCAGTTACAGAAATCAACTCAAATAAACCGGAACTTCCGCAGGAAATTGCTTGCTATGAAGGAAACCCAATATATGAGTTCCTCATAGGAGAATTGTATAATTTACCGACTGGTGCTGATACACAAGTTCCCCTGCTTTTGTGTTTTGGTGGAACAGGTAAGAAAGCTTGGAGATGTATTGCAACATTAACATCTAAAGTTCTTAACACTGTAGACGGTAAAATAACATTCTCCCTTAAAATGGGTGGAGATATCGAAAAAGGAACTTATACGATAGAAGCAGGTTCGCCAACATTTCAAGCAGAAGTCTAAAATCCATAATTAAAGGAGGTAAATTATGGTTAATTATTATATCACTTATGCTGGACAGGAGTATGACTTACCACAATATACGTTTGCTATTGCAGACATGATTGAAAAACAGGAGGTCATAAATTCTGGCAACGCAAAATTCAAAGACAAATGTAAATCAATGTATGACCTTTTAAGTAAATTGCTTGGGGAAGATGCAATTACAAATCTGGTCGGTAAATTTACCGAAAGTGACCCGAATACCATAAACATATTCTATCTTATGGTAGTTCGTGCTTACGCTAAACCGCTTGAAGAATATAATGAAGAAAATGCAACGATTGACTTGGATAAATATCAGGTGGATAAGATAGTTAATCTTGTGGAAGCTTTGGATAAAGCGTCTAAAATAAAGGTATAAAATGATTGATTTACGAAATAAGGGCTTGCCAGAAACCATTGAGGTAGATGGTGAGTCTTTTTTATTAGACACAGACTTCCGAACATGGATAAAATTTGGAGAGGTTATAAAAGATCGAAGAAATTCGATATTAGACTGTTTGTTTGTGTTTAAGGACATGACCTTGTTGGAAGCGTTTCATCTGCCTGATAATGTATTTGTAGAATTACTAAATTTTTATTCAAATCCAAACGCTACACCAAAAGGTAATACGTCACATGGGGATGTTGTTATAGACTACGTTTTAGATGGAGAATATATTGTTGGTTCCTTTATGTCCGCATACGGTATAGATTTAACGGTATGTGATATGCATTGGCATTTATTCAAAGCTTTATTTTTATCACTGCCGGATGACACAAAGATAAAGCAAATAATGCAAATGCGAGCTTGGCATAAAGATTCACAACAATATGATGATATTTGTAAAAAACAAAAAAATGAATGGGCATTGCCTACTAAGACTAAAAAAGTTGACGAAAGTATATTGGAAGAAATAAACGATGAATTTTATAATTCTTAAAATGATTGGTGGTGGAATATTAAATGGCAGATGGAAAAGTTGTAATTGACACAGAGCTGGATAGTTCTGGAATAGAGCAAGGATTAAAAGAAGCAGAAAAAAAGGTAGATAATTCGTCAGGTAAATTAAATAAGATTGGTAGTGCACTCAGCGGTTCTTTAGGAGTTGCTGGCAAAGCAACTGCGGCAACGCTTAAAGCAACAGCTGTTTCTGCAGGAGCGGCAGCCGCTGCCATTGGTGGTGTTGTGAGCAAATCAGTATCAGCTTATGCATCATATGAACAGCTTGCTGGAGGTATAGATACACTTTTCAAAAAATCCAGCAAGCAGGTTCAAAAATACGCAGACGAAGCTTATAAGACAGCACAAATTTCTGTCAATGATTATATGGAATTAACCACATCATTTAGTGCATCACTTTTACAAGGACTTGGCGGGGATACAGAAAAGGCGGCTAAAATATCAAATAAAGCAATAATTGATATGTCTGATAATGCTAATAAGATGGGAACTGACATGGAGTTGATACAAAATGCTTATCAAGGTTTTGCAAAAGACAACTTTACAATGTTGGACAACTTAAAGCTTGGGTATGGTGGAACAAAATCAGAAATGGCAAGGCTTATAAATGATTCCGGAGTTCTTGGTGATACATTAGTTGTTGCTAAGGGTAAAGGAGCTAATTTTGATAAAGTTGTCACTTTTGATAAAATGATTGAGGCTATTCATAAAGTGCAGACGAACCTTGGAATAACAGAAACTTCTGCAAAAGAAGCATCTTCCACGATAGAAGGTTCTGTTAATTCTGCAAAATCTGCTTGGACTAATTTGCTTACTGGTATGTCACGAGATGATGCAAATTTTGAAGAATTAGTTGACCAGTTTGTTGATTCAGCAGTGAACGCATTAAACAACTTGCTTCCTAGAGTACAAATAGCGTTGACAGGTGTTGGAAATTTAATAAACGCACTTCTCCCACAACTATTAGGATATTTGCCCGAGCTTATAAATTCTGTTGGACCTGGACTTATAAATAGTATATTATCGCTATTTAACATTGTTGCTACTTCCCTGCAAAGTTATGGACCTACATTGCTTGATAATATAAAGACTTATGTGGAGCAAATTATATCCTTTATCGGGGAGCAAGCTCCGTTGATAACATCTCAGTTATCAGTTATTTTATCCCTTTTAATAAGTGCATTGAGAAATGGTTTGCCAGCACTTTTAACTTTTCTAGTGCAAGGATTATCCACAGCTATTGATGTCATTATGGATAATCTTCCAGTAATCATAGATACTGGAATGAAATTACTAAACGCATTAAAAGATGGTATCTTGAAATCGTTGCCTATGTTGATTTCCGCACTTCCTGGACTTGTCAAGAAAATAGTAAACGGCATAGCAAACAATGCTCCAAAACTTATACTTTCAGCTTATAAACTTATTAAGTCACTTTCTGATGGACTTGTTAAGAATATACCTACACTTATAAAATCTTTACCAAAGATAATAGCAGCTATTGTAAAAGGTTTAATAAAATTAGCATCGGGACTACTAAGTGTTGGTGTGAGTATAATAAAAGATCTTGCATCAGGAATACTTAAGAATACATTCAAGCTTGTTTCCATTGGAATGAAAATTGGAGAAACATTGATGAATACACTCACTGATAAGTTGATTGGAATAAAAAATGTTGGAAAGAATTTAGTTGAAGGCTTATGGAATGGTATAAATGATATGGCTTCATGGATAAAAAATAAGATAGAAGGTTTTGGAAAAGACGTTCTAAATAAATTAAAATCTTTCTTTGGTATACATTCACCATCAAAACTTATGCATGATGAAATCGGTGTCTTTCTTGCTAAAGGTATATGGGAAGGATTTGATGATGAAAATCCAATGAAAAATATCCAGAAATCATTACAAGGAACCATTGATGGAATGAATACCAGAATAACATCAAAGGTTGATGGCGTTATTCATTCATCAACTGTAGATTATTCTAAAATTGGTGATGCAATGGTTTATTCTTTGCAGAAATCCGGACTAACTGTTCAAATTGGGCAACGTCAGTTTGGAAGAATAGTGAGAGAGGTGATATAAATGAATGTAAAATATGTCAATCATTTTGGAGAATCTATAGATTTGTGTTCCGATGTTTTAATGCTTCGGGACACAGATTTATTGAATTATGAATGGGATTACCAAACAAAAAATGAATTTAATCCAACGGTATCCAGATTCTATAAAAGCATGGTGGAAAAAAGCATAAAAATATCTATAATTGGAAAGACAAAAGATGAGTATAATAAATTGTGCAACAAATTATTTGAAATAACGGAGAAAGATATTATAGCAGCGGTTAATGGGTTTTTGATAGTAAATAATGACTATAGATTGCCTTGCTATATTTTTTCAAAAAAAATTTCTGCCTGGCACCCATCTGCAAATAAAATAGTAAACGAATATACGATTTTATCAGAAAAAGGGGAATGGTTGAAAGATGTCACTAGAGTTTTTGGCGTGTCATCCACTGAAAAACAATCATCCGAAGGTTTAGACTATTCATACGATTTTCCTTTTGATTATTCACAATCATCTGCAAACAATTTATTAAAAACTGATGCGTTTGTGCCATTTGATTTTACCATAATTTTTTCCGGACCATGCACTACGCCATACGTACAAATAGGTGATAATATATATAGAGTTTATACAACATTATTAGAAAATGAATATTTAACCATTGATAGTTTGAACAAGAAAATTTATAAAACAAAAAACGATGGAAAAAGAGAAAATGAGTTTAATTTGAGAGACAGGAATAATTATATTTTCGAAAAAATACAACCAACAGATGGACTAAACTATGTTGATGTTCCAGACGGACAAATCACATCAATCACAGCCCACCTAGAAAGGAGTGAACCAAAATGGACTTGATATACACCAACAAGAATAAAGAAGATATGGGTATAATACAAGACTTTTCTTTAGATATGGCATATGGAACGGATGAAAATAATTTTGAGTTACAAAAATTTTTTTCAAATGATGAGTTAGAAAACGGTTCTTTTATTTACGTTGATAATACAGAATATGGTGGTATAATAGACGCAGTAAAAGATGACACATCCAGTGATAATATAACATACACTGGTAGAACAATAACTGGTATATTAAATTCGAAAATAATAATTCCAGATACTGCAACAGGGTATCTTGCGGTTGAAGGGTATGCTAATAACATAATAAAGGAATTGGTTGATAGGTGTGAACTGTCAAATGTTGTATTGATAAATGAAACAATCGAAGATGCTATATATATCCCATATTATGAATTTGAATATGACTATTTATATGACGGATTACGAAAAATGCTATCTAGTTTTTCCGCAAAATTAAAATTCAAGTTCAGTGGTTCAAAGATATTATTATGGGCTGAAAATATTGTTGATTATTCAACTGATGAAGAATTTGATGACTCACAAATATCTTTTACTGCTGCAAAAATATATAATTCTGTTAATCATTTGATATGTGTAGGTTCTGATGATTTACTGAATAATTATTGCATCCATCTATTTATTGATGCAGATGGTATATTGCAGCCGTATGCCATAACAAATGCACCTATGCAGGATAGTGACTATATATTAGATGAATCTGGTAAAATTTTTGAAAATGACGAAGAATATTGTAGATTATTAAGGGTCGATTCAATATCTTCCGTTGAAAATTATATATTATTAAACGAAATACCATCGGATTGGGCGGATAATTATTATGCTTATTACACTCAGGAAATATCCGATACAGGTGAAATATCTTATAAAGATATAGAAAAATCGACACAAACTAATTATTTTGCCCTGCAAACTAAACCAAACGAATGGGAATCAACTTGGCAGAATTATTTTGTAATGAATAGCGATGGAGAGTTTATCTCAGCATCGGATAAAGACTGGTCAGTTTACACCGTGTTATCATCCAAACCTACAAACTGGGATTTGATATATTCACAATATTATGTGAAGAAAATAAGCTACGCAGAGGTTGCTGCTAGTGATGTAGATAAAGATAGAACAGATTATTATTATAATGATGGTACCGACTATATACCTTTAGGTGCATATTCACATGATAACCCATATTGGGATTCCCAGCTATACGTCAAAAAAATAAGCTATGAACAAGCTAGTTCACAATCAAAAGAAACATATGCACAAATTGACAAAAAACCATCCACATGGTCAAAAGACTATTCTAAATATTATTTTAGAAAAACAACAAATCCGATAAGCTACGCTTCCTATTCGCAGGAGACAAGTATAGAATATAACAGAGTAAAAAGTAAACCTAAAACATGGGGAAGAGATTATTCCTTATATTATATGCTTGTGACTGACGGTGTGACAACTGATTATCAACAATGCTCTTCTGTTACTTATAACGGTTACGCCTTACAAAAAAATAAACCAAATGATTGGGATAATAATTTTCTTAACTATTATGTATTGAAAAACGGCAAATATACAAAAATAGAGGATATTCCAAGATATTATAATCCTTGGTTTGCTGGAGCTATTGTTCCAAAATGGCAAAAAAATAAATTTTATTCCTCTGTGCAAAAAAGTAAAGCACCTGCTTGGGATAAGACTCAAAAGTATTTCAAAAAAATACAAAAGACTGTTGCTCCGGCATTTCAAAAAAATAATACATTCGTCAAAATATCAATAGTACAACCGCCAGAATTTACTTCTGGAAAGTTTTATTCAAGAGAAGTAAAGACCGTTGTAGATTTCAAGGAAAATGAATTTTATGAAGAACGAGAAAATATCGTTCCTATTGTTTTTTCTTCAGGAATGTATTATAATAAAGTTATAGACCATTATAAGAATCTTGTAGAGCAAGGAATTGAAAAATTGAATGAAATATATTCAGATGATGAATTAAACATTTCCATATCAGCAACACAAGAATATGATATAGGTGATATAGTGGAAGGTGTTGATAATAAATTAGAGATAACCGCACGACAACCTATCGTGAAGAAAATAGTCGTGTTAGATAAATATGGAGCTAAAGTAGAATATAATGTAGGAGAGGAGAATCTGTAATGGCATTAAATCTTGTCACAGGTAGAACTGGTTCCGCTCACGTAACATCTGATAATGTGAGAGCATTTAACTCTCAGGTATTTGGAACAGGAACTTATTTAATTGATTATGGAGCTAAATTTGCTCCCACAATCGTTGATAATAACACTGTTAGAATTGGCGATGGTATGCTTATTCATCAAGGTACACAAATGGGTATTGATATTGATAGTTACGAAGATGTAATTATTGAAAATGGTTCATCGGGTTACAACAGAAATGACATTATAGTAATGAGATATACAAAGAATAGAGACACTCAAATAGAATCAATAGCATTGGTTGTAATAAAAGGCACACAATCGAATACAACAGCGGTAGACCCAACATATACCACTACGAATATACTAGATGGGTCCGGTTTGTCAACTGATGTACCAATATGTAGAGTAAGATTATCTAGTTTAACGATTACCGGCGTTGATAATTTGATAGAGTCTAATTCTACAAGAATACTAACTATTCAAGAACTAACTAACCTTGTTACTAGCTTTTCCGTAAGCAACGTAACAGGAGTAAAAGGTAGGTTGGAAAAAAATTATCGAACAGGAAACGTAAATCTAACTCCCTTCGATATGGGCTCATTGTCACTGCTCCCTATGCCTTTAGCGTTGGAGTTTGATTTGGACGATATAAAAACCAAATTGTCACCGGATTCAAGTGAAACATCTCAGTCGGGGCTTTATATATTAACCATTCTTTCGTCACAAGTAGGGAAGACACAAAAAAATCTTCCCCCAACTCTTTCAACACCAAAAGCATTTGTTTTGATGCTTGGATCGAACACCTCATCAATTAGTATATCCTCTAATACTTTAATTGTTCAAATATACTTGGAAATAGGAGGTGATGGTAATATATATATCCGTTCTAGATATGAAAAAGAGTGGACAAATTGGAAAAAAGTAACTGTTTCTTAAGAAAGGAGAAAATATAATATGGGAATTGAATTTTTAACAAATTATAGTGTGCCGATTGTTATTGGCGTGTGCTTATGTGTTGGCTATGTGATTAAAAACTTGGTGCAATCATCTGCTATCAATAGATATATACCATTGATAGTTAGTATTTTAGGTGTGGTAGTAAATGTATGGCTAAATTTAGCGTTCACACCGGAAGTTTTACTAGGCGGGTTATTTAGTGGTTTAATAAGTACCGGCATGCACCAATTATTAAAAAATATAATAAATAGGGAGGATTAGAAGAAATGGCAGTATTATGTGGATGGGCTTCTCAGTCAGAAAAAAGAACAGTAAATGGCAAAAAAGGAGACCAGACAGGGAAAGAAGTAAAATTAGGTAGCTACTATAATTTTGGTCAAGACAAAATTATAAGATTTAGAAATAGTTCCAGAGGAAGAAAAGCTGCAAGGGCGCAGAAATTATTCTGCTTAAATGATAATATAGGTTACGGTCAAAACGATAGAACTTCATTATATTCTCAGTGCAAAAAAATAAATTGGGATATTACTAAAATATCACAAATAAAAAAATGCAACTGTGATTGCTCCGAATTAGTAGCTTGTTCTATCAATATGGCATATGGTAAAGAAATAATGCCTAGTTCTACAACAACTGCTTCTTTATTTAATCTTACAATTGTAAAGAGACCAAAAAATTTCAAAACAACTAAACTATGCAGCAAAAAGAAACCCGGAGATATGCCACTAAAGGCTGGCAAACACGTTATAATGGTACTGGAAAAGGAGAAATAATGACAAGCATTATAGTTGCGGCTATTACTGGATTATTTTCATTTTTTGGCATAATCGTATCATCTAAAGCACAACATACGAAAACTGTTGAAGAAGTAAATACCAGCATAGCTTTGATACAGAAAGATATCAAGAATCTTGAGAAGAAGCAAGATTTGCACAATAGCGTTATTGTTAGGATGTATGAAGTGGAAAAGGCAGTTGAATTATTAGACCAAGGACAGAAAGTTGCGAACCATAGAATAGACGATTTAGAAAGGGTGTGTGAGAATGGAAAATGATAATTTAGCATTGGAGTTATTAACTCAAATGAAGACAACAATAAAAAGGTTGTTCGTAGTTGTTTTACTTCTAGCTTTTTTACTTTTTGCAACAAATATAGCATGGCTATATTATTGGAATATCCCTTCTGACAAATGTGATACAACGATATCACAAGATTCTGGAGAACAAGGCGTGAATAATTATAATAGATATTCAAAGTTTGTTTGTTTCTTATATGAGAAATAGAACAAAAGAAAACCTTGAAATTCTACTTTCCACCATTCGGAAAATGCTATCTGAATTATATATGACGTGTAATTTAGATGAAAAGGAAATATTCAAAAAACATCTTGAAACATTGCAAAATATAGTGAAGCCAAACATCATATAAGAGGGAAATAATTCCCTCTTATTTTTTATGTATTATACATAAAAACACTTGACAACTATCTTTTTATGTATTACAATATAGTTGTAAATAAAAAATACATAAAAGTTTAGGAGGTAGTTATTATGTTTATAAGCGTCAAAGATTTAACTTACGGTATTGATAGCACTATCACATATGTAAATGAAGCGAAGGAATATCACTCATGTAGTGAATCCGAATATAATCAATACTTAGAGAAAATGTATAGAAAGCTGGATAATATTGTTAAGAAATTGAAACAGATTTCTAGTAACGAAAAACTGATAAGTAAATATGAAAAGAAAGTGGAGGAATTAGTAAATGATTAAAATACATATTGGAGACCCTGAAAAGCTTTCCAATAACATTTTAGTAAAAAAGAGTGCTTTTGTATCTTTCGATTATAATCCTGATATTGTTTCATTTATCAAACAAATGGGAACAAGAATATATAATCCAAATAATCATACTTGGGAAATGCCAGTTAATAATATTATTGAATTATGTAATAAATTTGAAAATGAAGAAATTCAAATATCCGGAGTATACGAAGATTTGCACAATCAGGAATTTGAAATAGATATTCCAAAAGATTTTGAATTTAAAACAAAACCGTTTGCACATCAGATTGATGGCGTCCGGTTTGGGTTGAATAAGAAGAAATTTCTGTTATGCGATGACCAAGGGTTAGGAAAAACAAAGCAGATTATAGACTTCGTTGGATGTCTTGAAAAAACAGATACAATCAATAAGGTACTTATTGTGTGTGGTGTAAACTCACTCAAATATAATTGGCAATCAGAAATTAGTATTCATTCAGATGAAAAGGGATGGGTTCTTGGTACACGTTTTAGAAAGACTACTGGAAAAGCTTATGAAGGAAACACAAAGAATAAACTCGAAGATTTAGATAATCTTCCGGATTGCAGGTACATTATAACAAATATTGAAACATTAAGAGCAGGAGCTGAAAGGATAAGCAAAACCAAATATCATTTCCCGATTGCGGAAAAATTACAGGAACTTTGCAAAAACGGAACAATATCAGTAATTGCATTTGATGAATGTCATAAATCAAAAGAGCCTACATCTTTGCAGAGCAGAGCAATGATAAATGTAACTGCAAAATATATGGTTGCTATGAGTGGAACACCCCTTATGAACAATCCACTTGATTTATACTTCCCAATGAAATGGTTGGGATATGAGAATCACTCATTCTATCAATTCAAACAACATTACTGCACTCTTGGCGGATGGGGCGGTTCACAAGTTGTAGGGTACAAGAATTTGGAAGAAATTAGAGCAATGATGGATAGCATTATGTTGAGAAGATTAAAGACAGAAGTTCTTGACTTGCCGGAAAAGATTAGAAAGATTGAATATGTTGATATGACACCTAAACAGAAGCAGATATATAAAGAAGTATATAGCGGTGTTATGTCAGATTTACAGAAGATTAAATTCTCAAACAACCCGCTTTCCATGATGATTAGATTAAGACAGGCAACTGGATGGACTGGTATTATATCAAATACAATCCAAGAATCCGCTAAAATGGATAGAATGGTTGAATTGGTACAAGAGATTGTTGCAAGTGGACAGAAAGCTATCATTTTTAGCAACTGGGAAAGCATGACAGAAGTTGCAAGAGAAAAGTTGAAATCTTATCATCCTGCATATATAACGGGTGCAACTAAAGCGGATGAAAGAATGAAAGAGGTTGAAAGATTCCAAACTGATGATAAATGCAAAGTGATTATAGGAACTATTGGAGCAATGGGGACAGGACTTACATTGACCGCCGCACAGAATGTTATATTTTTAGATAGTCCTTGGAATATGGCATTAAAAGCACAAGCAGAAGATAGAGCACACAGAATTGGAACAAAAGGAACAGTATCAGTGATCACATTATGTTGTAGAGATACAATTGATGAACGTATAGAAGAATTAGTAGAAAAGAAAGGACAGATTGCAGATGCATTAGTAGATGGAAAAATTAGTATTGATGATATTAACTATCTTCTTTCTTAATGCACATTCCCACATCTTAATAGGTGTGGGAAATTTTTTACATAAAATACATAAAAACACTTGACATTTTTATTTTTATGTATTACAATATATACATAATAAAAAAAAATACATAAAAGGAGGATACATATTATGTTAAACAAAAATAAGAGTTATGAAGTAAAGGATTGGTTCGGTGATAAGGTAGCACAGGAAGTGGGTAGAGATATCACAATGTGTGACGTTTTCGCAATATTAAAAGAAACCGAAAAAGCAGTATATGCAATGCTTAATTTAGGTGAAAACTTTAGAAAATGTATGTGGGTTCCAAAGAGTGTTTTAATTGAAAAAGAAGTAGGTGAGCAGGCAAATGGAACATATGCACACGAGACAATCTTTGAGGAAGATTATGAAGAATGCGTTAAAATGTTCAAGGAACATTGGGCACAGTTCATTTAATCTTATACATATTGAAAGGAGGTGATATAGTGAGCGAATTATTTACAACGAGCCGAACGGCTCAAATATTAGATGTATCAACACAGACAGTGAAGCGCTGGTACAAGTGGTACAATAGTACAGATTTCGAAAAGCCAAAAGAATTGAAATTGCCAGAACCTAAAATTGATGGCAAAAATACAATGCTATTCACAATGGAACAGATACAGGAATTGCATCAATTTCAGATTGATTTGCGTTCAAAGTATCGAGGTATTATGGCAGAGTTTAACGCAACCTATCAATGGGGGCAACGTGGCACTAAAATTTTGAATGTTGGAAAGCAGTATAGGAAAAAGGAGGAAAAAAGTGAGTAGAAGAGAAGGAATCAAGTTAGATATTGACAGTCTTATTGATGGATACAAAGCATCCAAAGACAAAGAAAATGCTTTGAAAAAGAGTAATGCAGATGTGAGTGCTGCTATCAAGTCGTACTTTATGGAAAATGGAATTGACAAGCACTCTACTGACTTTTACACAGCGACATTATCCTGCACTAAGAATGAGAGTCTCAATGAAGATTTAGCCATTGAGATTATCAAAGAAAACCTTGGTGGTGCGTTGTTATCGTCTGTTATCAAGCAAAAGGAATATATTGACGATGATGCACTTGAAAAGCTTGTGTATAACGGTGACTTTGATATTACCAAATTAGCAAAAGCTAAAATGGTAAAAGAAACCTATACATTGCGAATCAGTAAAAAGAAGGATGAGTAAAATGGATCAAAATAATGAAAATTGCATTGAATGGCTATCTGGTCAGCATAATATTGTTTGTTCGATTTCGCAACAAAAATATATTACCAAGATCAAAAAGTTAGCCGAAAAATATCCTAAAAAAGTTAAAATCAAATTTAATAAAGATGGTACGATTTGTGCCAAGCTTCCTATAAAAGCACTAAAACTTTCTATCATTGAAAGAGAATTAAGTGAGGAACAAAGACAAGAAATGTCACGCAGATTTAAGGAAAGAATGTATAAGGAGGACTAATTATGAAGAAATGTAAATGGGCAGGAGATCAAGGAGACGAATATTGTAAAAGCTGTGATGGAGTCACAATGGATGTAGATGGAAAATCTATTCCTTGTGACCAGTGTGCCGGGTATGAAGCCGGAACGGATGATGTAGCGAGTGAAGAAATCATGCCAGAACCAATTGAAGAAAAAACAGAAGATAAGTCAACGGAAAAAAATGTTGAAAATGTAACGAAGAACAAACAAAATTCACCCCAAAATTCAACGAAAACTGAAAAGACGAACAACAACACACCTAATGAAGAAAAAGGTGAAAATAAAGAAAAAACAAAAGGAACAAGTAACAAAGATAAAGTTGTAAGAATTGCAGACGAAAAAAACACACAAGAAACACTGTCCAAAGAGGATGGAGAAATCAAAGTGACATCATTAAGATACACTTCCGGAGCTACAATCAAAAAGGGTGATAACTACTTCAAATTCATTGCAGAAGAAGAGTGGGATGTATCACAAGTTTCCAATATGAATGACGATATTAGAGAAATGCTGTGGGCTAAATTAAATGCACAGGTTGATGCACAAATTGAAGAATTGAAGAATATTTAGTTGTAATTCTTGTTTAGTTGTGTTATAATAATATTACAGTTTGTAATGAACTTGTAATCTTGTCTAGTTGATATTAGGTTGGCGGACTTAATATCTGCAAAACTTAATATCAACCGCAAAAATAAGTTATACATTTTGAACCGCCATTCAATTTGTATAGCTTATTTTATTTTAGAAGGAGAATTAAATGATAAATAATGAAAATTATATAACAATCCAAGGTTGGATGGTTAATGAATTAGGACTAAAAGGAAATTCGTTGATTATATATGCCACTATTTATGGATTTTCTCAAACTAATGGTTGTGAATTTACTGGGAGTGCTAATTACTTAGCTGAATGGTGTGGATGCTCAAGACAAACAGTAATGACCACGCTTAATAAGTTAGTTGCTAATGATTTAATTATAAAGAGGGAAGAATTTAGAAATAATGTAAAGTTTTGTTCATATAGTGTAAATTTTACGGGATGTCAAAAATCTTTACAGGGGGATGTCAAAAATCTTTACAGGGGGATGTCAAAAAATTTGACAGGGGGATGTCAAAAATCTTTACACAATAATATAGATAAAAATAATAGAAATAAAAATATAGAAGATAATATAGATAAGAAAAATTCTAAAAAGAAATCTAAAATTGATACTAAAATCGAATCTATAGAAAAGAAATGTTTAGAGTATGATTTAGAAGATGAATCTATAGAACTTTTAAGTAGATTTTTTAGAAATCTTTTAGAAAATCATAAAATGGTTACAGATGATAAAGTAAATGCAATTTTAACGAAGCTGGCAAAAGTAAATACAAAAACTCAGATAAATGCTATTAAGCTATCACTCGATAATGGATACATGAATATAGACCCGGAGTGGTTGCAGAACAAAAACAATTCTTATAATGGAAATGGTAAATGTTCAAAAGAATTGGCTTGGCGGACACATGAAGAAATGGAAGAGGCAGAAAAAGAAAGACAAGAGTTTTTTGAAAAAGTAAGAAACAATGACCCATCAATCCATCATTTTTAGAAGGAGGAATAAAAAATGGTGAAATCTACAGAAAAAGAATGGAGGAAAATATTATGATTAGTTTAAAAGGCAGTAGATTTTTGGTATCATGTGAAAATTATGAATCTAAAGTGTTCATTAACAATGGAAAAGAGTATAAAGAAGTCACAAACGAATTATCAGAAGATGACAAGACTGAATTGATAGACGATTTAATCTATGCAATTACCGATTTAATGAAAAGAGACATATGAAACAATATGAATACAAGTAAGGTAGACAGGAGGAATATAAAATGGCATATAAAGGAGCATATAAAGCTAAAGACGAATCTTATTTCAAGGAGTTACTGTTAAATTTCATCCCAACTGAACCCACGCATACGAACTCAAAGCAGTTAGCAGAGTGTATTGGATTAAATTCAAGAGACGTAAGGTTGATTATTCAAAAGTTGAGAGATGATGGATATCCAATATGTGCTACACCGGACCAAGGGTATTGGATTGCAAGAACAAGCTGGGATATGGATGATACAATGAGTAAGTTAAAGGCACACATACAGAACAGTATAGACACTTATAACTCACTTGTTGAAAGCCAAAATGCATTAAAGCGAAAGGAAGGAAACAATGAATATACAGAGTTGTTGGTATAAAAGAATTTGCACAGAACAATGTTCTGAAAACTGTATACGCTATAAGCTGATGTATTCATTATTCAAGCAATCTAATCTTCCCGAAGCATTGTGGAATTATAAAGAGCTGATATGCCACGAAAAAGATTTGCAAGTTTATAAGAAACTACAAGCAAAATCAGATGCAATTTTGAATTTTATTGAAGAAGGCAATAACTTATACATCTATTCCGAAAACTGTGGAAATGGCAAGACAACATGGGCTATTAGATTGATGTATTCATACTTCGATAAGATATGGCATAAGAGTTGCTTTGATTGTAAAGCATTGTTTGTCAGCGTTCCTAAATTCTTATATAATTGCAAGCGTTCAATTTCACAGGATGTAAAAGGCTTTGAAGAATTATGTAATCTTATAAGTGAAGTAGATTTGGTGATATGGGATGATATTGGAGAAATGAAAGCAAGTGACTACGAGCATCAGATATTATTCCAGTATATTGATGATAGAATCAACTCCAAAAAGAGCAACATTTACACAAGCAATAAAAATAAAGAACAGCTTGAAGATGTGTTGGGTGTAAGACTTGCGAGCAGAATTTATAATTGTTCTGAGTGTATAGAATTTTTAGAGGAAGATAAGAGAGGTAAATATTTATGAGATTTATTCATAGATTTAAGACTTGGAATGTTTGGAGAAAAAAGAATAAAGACCAGGTATTCACAAAAATTCTTGTATTATTCAACATAATACACTCTCCAACCTTTGAAATATTTGAAAGAGATTGTGGGGTGGATTGATGGTAGAATTACAGATTATAAACAGAGTACTAAAAGACAAGAATACTTCTCTTTTAGACTTGAACGACATCACAAGAGAGTATTTCAATCAATATCAAGAGGAATATGACTACATAATGGAGCACAAGCAGGAATATGGAAATGTTCCAGACTTGGAAACATTCATAGCAAAGTTCCAGGATTTTGATGTAGTCAATGTGTCCGAAAGCACGGAATATCTTGTGAACACATTCCGTGAAGAATATCTATATTCGCAGTCGGTTCCAGTGCTTACGAAGATGGCGGAACTATTACAGACGGATGCATATTCAGCAGTTGATTACTTAAAAGCAAAATTGCCCGAATTAAAAATTGATGGGGCAGTAAAAGGAACAGATATCATTTCACAAGCAAAGGAAAGATTGGAAGAGTGGAAAGAAACAAAAGATAATCAAGATACGCACTTTATAGCAAGCGGATTTGAAGAGATTGATAATGACTTAGGTGGCTGGCATAAGGGTGAGGAATTAGTTGTTTTATTTGCCCGAACAGGACAAGGAAAATCTTGGGTGCTTATTAAAATGCTAGAACACGCATGGAAAGTATACCATGCAAGAGTAGGGCTTTTAGAGCCTGAAATGTCAGCAAGTAAAACAGGATATAGATTTGATACAGTACATCAGCATATATCTTCACAAGCATTATATCGTGGTGAAGATGTGCAAGGATATGAGAAATATATAAACAAGTTAGCTGATGATGGTACTCCTTTTTATGTTGCACATCCTAGAGATTTTCAGAAAAAGGTTACTGTATCAAAATTAAAAAGCTGGTGTGAAAGCAACAAATTGGATATGCTCGCAATAGATGGTATCTCTTATCTGCAGGATGAACGAGGAAAAAGAGGCGATAATAAGACTACACAGCTGACGAATATATCAGAAGATTTAATGCAATTAAGCATTGACCTAAAAATCCCGGTGTTGGTTGTTGTGCAGTCAAACCGAGAGGGCACAATAAACGAGGATTTACAGCTTGAAAACATTAGGGACTCAGATGGAATAGCTTATAATGCATCAATCGTTCTTTCAATTCAACAAAAAGAAGAAGGCTTGCAGATACAAGACGTGAAAGCACGAAATTCAAAAGTAGGAGTAAAATGGGTATATGCTTGGGACACAGATAAAGGAACATTTGATTATATTCCACAGCCTGCAAAAGGAAAAGAAGATGAAGAAAAAAGCGAAGATTTAAGACGTAGATATCACGATAAAGAAAGCGAGGAATATTGATGTTATATTATGATGAAGAATTATATACAGAAGCAATAAATCAGTTAGATCATTTTTGCATTGATGCTTTAGATGAATTGAGTGATTTTGCAATCGGAAATAATTATGATAGAGAGTGGGTTTTTGATAAGTTTAAAGAAAGACTTTCTAAATTTAAGTCCGCTTATATAAGTGGTGATATGTATTGATAAAATTACAAGATTCTATTGACAAAGAAAAAGAAAGGAAGAGATTGTTTTGATAAAACTACAAGATACAATTATACAATCTGATACTCAATCAATATTAGATATGCTCAAATTTGACCTAGCCCAGCATGGAGTAAATAGGTTTCATATATTTAGAAACAATGGGGATAATATACAAACGAATTGTCCATTCCACAAGAACGGACAAGAACGAAAACCATCATTTGGTGTAAATGGTGAGATTGATAAATGTCATTGTTTCTCTTGCGGTTGGGTGGGAACAATTGAGGAAATGATATCCGAATTATATGGATATCAAGATGAAGGTAAATTTGGAAAAAAATGGTTAATAAAAAGATTTAATACAGTAGAAATTGAAACAAGACCGAATATAATGGAGGGATTTCATGGCAGACAGATTGATGCTTATAATAGTGATAGGAACGATAAAATACGCAGTGGCGCAAATAATAGCGATAGTGCTGGATATATTAGAGAACAGTAACTAGATAAATATAGATATATTCATCCTTATATGTATGAAAGAGGGTTGACAGATGAAATTATAGAAAGGTTTGATATAGGATATGACAAAACAAGAAATGAGATTACATTCCCGGTTAGAGACATTGAAGGAAGATGTGTATTTGTTGCAGGAAGAAGTGTCAAAAGCAAATTTTTCAGATTGCCAAAAGGAATGGATAAGCCTGTATACCAGTCGTATAGATTCAATTCTGGAAAGTATAGAACGGCTTATATTACTGAGTCATTCTTAAATTGTTTGACTTGCTGGAAATATGATAAACCTGCTATGGCTATGATAGGCACCGGGAATAAAAAGCAATATGAAATATTGAATAAGTTACCTGTTCGAGAATATATTCTTGCATTTGACCCGGACGAAGCTGGAAGAAAAGCAACAGAACGATTTAGAAAGAATGTACATGGAAAAATAATAAAAGAACTGATATACCCTGACAATAGGGATATAAATGACTTGCAAGAAGAATTTTTAAATTGCAAAATTATTTTTTAAATTTTTTCAAAAATCACTTTACAAATATCTTTTTATGTGTTACAATATATACAAGTTAAGAGATAAGGATAAAACAGGATACGTCAGTGCAATCCGAGTGAGTAAGGATTTTTAAAAATCCTGAATAGCTGGCAGGAAGTAACGGTTGCGAAAGGCAACCTTATCTCTTAACAATAAATTATATAAGTATGTGAGTGGTATGCAAGGGGCTAAAGCTGGCAACACAAAGACAGCTGACACATGTAGACGACCGTGAGCATGTTATGTTTCGAGGGTTCGACTCCCTCCAACTCACTTGAGGTATGAGGAAGTATCCCGAAGTTTCCGATTATACCTCATATATATCAATACGAGGATAGTGGAAGGTTGAGGTAACTGTAGTAGTATTGATATATTTTAGCCCTATCGCCAAAAGGTAAGGCACAGGAATTTGACTCCTGCATTTGTTGGTTCGATTCCAACTAGGGCTGTTTCCTATTTCCCCGAATAGGAATTGACCATTTTGTTAGGTTTTTGGTCATTACCCTGGCAGACAAAATAGAAAGCACCGGATATGCAATGCGTTGATTGGGGTAGACAGAAATAATGCTGGGAATACTGTCAAATGGAAAACTTACCATGAGGGAAGAGTCTATATCTTCCCTCACATACTGGAAGATTAGTTCAATCGGTTAGAGCAATCGCCTCATAAGCGATAAGTTGTGGGTTCGAGTCCCACATCTTCCATTAGAGGTCAAATCGTTATTTCTTTTTCTAATTGACCTTGTTCCAGAAGGAACCACTACACCTAAACTTTAGAAAAAGGACGTTATGAGTGTGAGTGGATTTTTCGATAAAATCCCTTAGTGAATGGAATATAAGTGATTGTGTTAGAATGGGCTTATAGTGAATGTTCTGGAGGTTGTTCATTCAAAACTAAAAACACTAAAACATTTAAGAAAGGAAAAAGAACGTATGGGTAGAATCAATTATGAAGATGCGGACAAATACGGAAACAATTCAGACACAGAGTTTTTGAAACTGACAAACGATGGAGACATGGTTACTGCACAGCTTATGGTTAAGAATATGGAAGATGTAGATATCTTTGCTTGCCATCAAGCGGTGGTTGGTAAATGGGATGATGGAAATGACAAAACAAGATTTGTAAGCTGTCTAAGAAATTATGATGATTCACTTGATGTTTGTCCAATGTGTGCCGCTGGATTAAAGACTCAGGTTGTAATGATGCTTGCAATGGTTGACCAGCAGGACGGAAAGGTTAAGATTTGGAATAGGGGAAAGACATTCATTCCAAAGATTAAGAACTTCGTAAATCGTTGGGGAGACATGACCATGAAGCCTGTTGATATTATTAGAAACGGTAAAAGGGGAGACAAAAAGACTACTTATGATATTCAGATTTCTCCAGCAGAACCAATTGATATTTCACAGTATGAAAAGCCAGAATTTTTAGGTGGATATATTATGGATAAGTCAGCTGACGAAATGCAAGAGTATCTTGATACAGGAAGTTTTCCAAGTAATGACGATGATGGTTCACCGCAGAATGATGCTCAAGTAAGACGTAGAAACACTGAACCACTTCCATCAAGAAGAGGTGAAAGAAGAGCAACAAGCAGAAGGGCAGGTATGTAATATGGCAACAAAGAATAAGCATAGAGAAAGAAGTCATAGAAGTTATAGGAACAAAGACGTATATAAGCAATATGTGCTTGGCAATCATACATTACCTTTGATTCCGTGGTTACTTCCATTGTTTAGTAAAAAGATGTAAGGAGGATTATATGGCTTTATCATTCGCAAGACCAAAAAACAATGATAAGAATATAATCAAGAAATCTAAAACAGTAACAACAAGAACAAGTATTAGGAGCGGCGGAAATAATCTAGCCGCTCAAATACAATCCATAGTTGCTATCGCCAATCAAAAATTGGCAAATCATAAAGATGATTATATTCTTATTAGAGAACCTGACCAACTATACGAATATATGAAAGAAATGAAGCAAGTTGGCGAGGGTGCGTTAGATACAGAAACAACAGGATTAAATCCGTTACTTGTAGATATAGTTGGTGGATGTATTTATACACCTGGACAAAAAGCGGCTTATATTCCAATCAATCATAAATCTTATATAACGGGTGTAAGAACTAAAGACCAGTTAGACGAACAGACAGTTTCAAAGATTATGAAAGAGTTCCACAGGGATATTAGATGGATTTTTCATAATGCAAAATATGATATCCGTGTATGTAGAAAGACATTAGGAATTGATTTCAAACCTTACTGGGATACAATGTTAGCGGCATACTGTATAGATGAAGAGGAAAGTCACAGATTGAAAGATTTACATCTTAAATACTGCAATAGCAAAGATACAGAATCCTTGACTTTTGACACTTTGTTTAATGGTGTTACTTTCGATAATATTCCAATTTCAACAGGATATTTATATGCGGCAGGTGATGCTATAAAGACATATGAATTATACGAATACCAAAAAACACTTTTGAATAGAAGAGTTTTATCTGGACCTTATAATGTATTTTGGAATATTGAAATGCCTTTGATTTCAGTTGTAGCAGATATGGAAGATAGAGGAGTATGCCTTGATTTTGATGTCTGCAAAAATCTACACGAAAAATATCATAAGATTCGAGAACAAAGATATGCAGATGCTGAAGATGCTTTAGATATGTACTATGCAGAAATAGAGGACTACAAAATGAGTCATCCTAATCATAAATTGTCTGATCCAATATCTTTGACAAGTCCTACACAGCTTGCAATACTATTCTATGATATTTTATGGCTTGAAAGTCCGGATAAGAATAAACCAAGGGGAACCGGAGAGGGTATTTTAAAGCATTTTGCAAAAGGAAAAGAAAAAAATCTGTGTGAAGCAATTTTAGGAATTAGAAATGTGGAAAAGCTTCTGGGAACCTATATTGATAAAATGCCAGATATTGCATTGAAAGATGGGCGAGTTCATGCAAGTTATAATCAGTATGGGGCAAAAACTGGTAGATTTTCAAGCAGTGACCCAAACTTGCAAAATATTCCTTCACATAATAAAGAGATTAGGCAAATGTTCAAAGCCAAAGATGGTTATGTCCTGATAGGTGGAGATTATTCACAACAGGAGCCAATGGTTACAGCCCATCTTTCTAAAGACAGAAAAATGAAGGAAGCTTTTATGAACGGTAAAGATATTTATGCTACAATAGCTTCTTTAGCTTTTCATAAACCTTATGAAGAATGCAAAGAGTTCCGAGAAGATGGAACAGTAAATTCAGCAGGCAAAGAAAGAAGAACACAAGCTAAAAGTATTGTATTAGGTATTTTATATGGAAGACAGATTCCTTCTATAGGTGAACAGTTGGGAGTATCTACAAAAGAAGCACAAGGTATATATGATGCTGTTCTTAAAGCCTTTCCGGAACTTGCACAGTTCATCAAAGATTCACAAGAAATGGCAAGGACGGAAGGATATGTAACTACTGCGTGGGGTAGAAGAAGACATTTACACGATATGCAGTTAGAACGATATGAATTTTCTTATAGTGGAAAAGTCACCAACTTTGACCCACTGGCATTTGGAAGTGAAGTATCTACAGAAGTTCCTAAGAAAGTAAAAGACAACTACGCCAAACAACTTGATAAAGCATTTGGTTGGAAAAAGAAAAATGATATAATTCAAAAAGCATTAGCTGAAGGAATTAAAATCAAAGATAATGGTGGATTTATTGCACAAGCAGAAAGGCAATGTGTAAATGCAAGAGTACAAGGTTCTGCCGCGGATATGGCAAAGTTAGCAATGATTTCCATCAATAATGATGAAAGAATGAAGGAATTAGATTTTCATTTACTTATCTGTGTTCACGATGAGGTTATTGGGGAATGCCCAAAAGAAAACGCTAAAGAAGTTAAAGAAAGATTGTCATATCTTATGAGGATGGCTCCATCACATTTAATAGAGTTACCTTTCAAATGTGATTGTGAAGTATCTTATAATTGGTATGGTGAAGCTGTGGAGGTGAGTTGATGAGTTTTGATTTATATTTTGCTGGCTGTCAAAATAGAATGTTGTATGATTGGTTAGCGCAAAATAATGGTTGTAAATTATTTTCACAAGTTTCAGAAAGACCGGATATTGAATATTGGTGTTCTAAAGATAGTGGAAAATTATTTATTGATTCAGGTGCTTATTCGGTTTACACAAAAAATATAGATTTGGATGTTGATGAATATATTGATTATATCAATAGTATTGATAAACATTTGACTATATTTGCACAGGTTGATAAGCTACCTGGTGTTTATGGTCAACCAAAGACAAAAGAACAAATATTAGAGGCACCGGAATTAAGTTGGCAGAATTATTGTTATATGAGAAAATATGTTAAAAGTCCGGATAAATTATTACCAATTTTTCACAGAAGAGAAAATTGGAAGTATTTACATCAAATTTTAGAAACAACATTTGACGGAAAGCATATACCTTATATAGGATTGGCGGCAACTACTGATTCAACTGTGAAGGAAAAAGAGGAATGGTTTGATAAATGTTTTGATATTATTAAAAAAAGTTCTAATCCAAATGTAAAGACTCACGCATTTGGTATGACTTCTTTAAGATTATTGGAGCGATATCCATTTACTTCTGCAGATAGTACAAGCTGGATCATGGTTGGGGCAAATGGAAATATTATGACACCTTTTGGATTGATGACTGTCAGTGATTCCCAGGCACATCTAAAAAATCACATATCCAATAATATAGGTGAAGAAAAATTAAAAAAATATTTACAAAGTATAGGAATTGAGTTAGAATTAGTTAAGACGGATTATAAATATAGAATGCTAGCAAATCTAATATATTTGAAAAATTGGGCAGATAACTATGTTTATAAAGGTTCTAAAATTACAAGAAAAAAATTATTTTAAGGAGGATATTAAAAAATGGAAGAAAAAAAGATCGTACACAAAATTGAGGAAGGAATGAACCCTGAAGATGTATTATGCACAACCTATCAAATGAGAAATTTTTATAACCAATTTAGAGACGGTTTTTTTTCTAATTTGGATGTTATGAATTATATTCAACATCATGCAGTTGCCTTAATGGCAAAGAAAGGAATGAATGTTGTGGATGTTTGCTGTGGAAGGTCTTTGGTGTTGCCATTATTAAGATATTATTCCAAAGGTATCAACAGTTATACAGGTGTAGATATTTGTGAAACAAATATAAGAGAAGCAAAAAGAGGTGCAAGTGCAAAAGTATTAAAGGAAGAAGATTTAGAAGAATATTATCCATTTAAGACAAATTGGATACTTTCAAATGTAGCAGAAATGTCTAATCATATAGAGAAAGGTTTTGCAGATTTGGTTATTTACACATCTGCTTTAGAACATATGCATAAAGATGTTGGAACACAAAGTCTTATAGAGTGTCATAAGATTATGAATAAAGATTCAGTTATGTTTCTTAGTTGTCCAAATACTCCTGGAAATGGTTATGAGACGCAATATGCCGCACACGTTTATGAGTGGGGTTATGATGAATTAAAAGAAAAACTTGATGAACTTGGGTTTGAAATAATCAATGAAGTTGGTTTGGTTATGAAAGTCAAGAAAATGAAAGAATTTTTCAACAGTTCTAAAGTTTCCACAGATATGAAAGATTTCTATAATAGAATGTCTTTATATATGCCGAGTGCATGGTTGAGTTCCATTGTAAGCATTCCATATCCAAAGGAATCTGATGAAATATTGTTTGTAGTCAGAAAAAAATCTAAGAAACTTTTCTAAAATCACTTGCATTTTACCTTTTTATGTGTTACAATATAGAAAAGTTAAGAAATACATAGAAAGGTAAAAGGTGATTAGTATGAAAGTATTTTTATCAAAGAAGGATAATGACACAAAGTTTGAATTGATTCAGGAGCAGGATGGAAAATGTGAGGTTAGATTCTTAAATGGATCTAAAAAAGGTGAGACAACAACATATACTTCCGGGACAATCAAAAGATGGTGGAAAGAAGTAGAGGAAGTAGAAGAACCTACCAAAGAAAGACACTTAGACCAAATGCCTGAAATCGAAAAATTAGAGGTTCTTAAAAAAGAATACTCAAGAAAGAGTTCCTCTAAAAAAATTGATAGGACAGAAGATGTAGAAAAAATAGTTGAGATGCTTATTGATGATTATGTGTATAAATATTATGATTCAGTAAATTGTTATAAAGTGTATGATATTATGACGGAGAATCATGTTATTGCAGAAATATATCCACAAAGAAAGAAAATTGTTTGTTATTTACATTCTTTAGAAGGTATAGACTTATCAAAAACTATTCTCCACAAGCAAGGTTATAAGTATTATCTACCTTGTCGAGTAGATATTTCCTATGATGATGATTTTATTTCAATATTAAGCGAATTTTTAAGGGAGGATTAA